GAAGGAACTTGGGTTTACGCTAACACAAGAACCACTGGTAGAACAATGCACCTTGGTAATACTTCTGGGACTATAGCTGGAGTATCTGGGTTTGATCCAGGAACTTATAATATTGCTAACAGCTATAGAGGTATTGAAAACTGTTATGGTCACATCTGGAAATGGTTGGACGGTATTAACTTCAACTCTCAAAGGATCTACATTAATAATAATCCTGGTACTTGGGCAGAGGATACAGCTACAAACTACACAGACACTGGATTATATCTACCAGCTTCAGGATACCAGATGCTTCTTCATACAGGATTAATGTTACCATCTACAGTTGGAGCTGATTCAGCTACTTATATTACAGATTATGCATACTCGGCGGCTGGTTGGCTGGCTCTCTTATCGGGTGGCTCTTTGGGTGTTGGCGCGAATGCGGGGGTCTTCTATCGGGCTGCGAATTACGCTGGCTCGGGTCGTGGGGCGGCGTTCGGTTCCCGGTCGGCGGCCGTCTGAGTTTAAACGTGAAGGCGTAAAACGGTCGGCGAAGGTTTTTCATATGGCTGCAAGCCATATGGAGTAGAACGGACGGCGAAGAATCATAACAATTTAAAAGGTTGATCAGATGTACGGCAGCTAGTTGGATAGCTCTCTTATCGAGTGGCAATTTGAATAATGGCACGAATGCAGAGGTCTTCTATCGGAATGCGAATAACACTAGCTCGAATCGTAATGCGAATATCGGTTCCCAGTCGGCAGCCACCTGGTTTCATCTGCGAATTTGGTTGACCCTACCTCTTGGTAAAACACAAAACGAACAAAGTATGGATATTAGTAGCTGAAAAGCGAATGTTTCCAGAAAAACCAGACGGAATCATAAAATGAAGAGACAATTAAATCTATATACAAAAATCTATGATATAGAAAACATAAGATTAGCGCACAAGAACGCACAAAAAGGAAAATCAAAGTATTCAGAAGTTAAGATGGTTAACGAAAATCCAGAAAAATACATTCTTGAAATTCAAGAATTGCTTAAAAACAAAACCTTTAAAAACTCTGAGTACGAAGTATTTAAGAGGTTAGACAGAGGAAAAGAAAGAGAGATATTCAAACTCCCTTATTTTCCAGATAGAATTATTCACCACTGTATTATGCAAGTTCTTGAACCTATCTGGATGAAGATATTCATACAAGACACTTATGCTTCTATGAAACATAGAGGGATTCATACTGGTGTAAAACGCATGAAACTTTTTCTTAAAGATGAAGTAAATACACAGTATTGTTTAAAGATGGATATTAAGAAATTCTATCCATCAATAAATCATGACATTCTTAAGAAGATAGTAAGGAAGAAAATCAAGTGTAAAGATACTCTTTGGATTTTAGATGAAATAATTGACAGCGCGAAAGGACTACCAATAGGGAATTATTTGTCACAATTTCTCTCAAATTTGTATTTAGCTTATTTCGATCATTGGATAAAAGAAGAAAGAAGTGTTAAATATTATTCCAGATATTGTGATGATATAATTGTTCTTCATGACAGCAAAGAGTTTCTTCACACCTTATTAAAAGACATTAAGCATTATCTTGAAACAAATTTAAATCTCATGGTTAAGCACAACTGGCAAATTTTTCCAACCAAAATAAGAGGGATAGACTATCTTGGATATAGATTTTTTGGGAATTACACATTAATCAGAAAATCTATATCTAAAGAATTTCTTTTTAAAGTTAAAAACTTAAATTTTAAATGTCTCACAAAAAGTAATGTTTGCTCACTCATGAGTTATTTCGGATGGATAATTCATGGTAACGGATACAACCTGTTAAAACAATTCAAAAAGATTTAAAATGAAAAAATTCTCAGATTTTGCAACTGAAGAAGTATTACTTATTGGAGACAAAGTAAAGATAGAAGATATTTTAGGAAAAGAAATAATTATCACTGGATATAGGATAAGAGAAAGTAAGTTTAATGATAGAGACCATGGAAACAGATTCAAATAGAAGAACTTAAGAGGAGATAATAGTAAATTAGTATTTAAAAACAAATAAGTATAGGAGATAATTTATGGAGTATAGCTCAATTGAACAGGTAACATCTACGTTACAAGAAAAATATCCAGATATAGGGATTCGTTCTATAGAGGTTGATGAAAGTTCAGGTAAATCTACTTTTTTTATAGAGCCGACTAAAAAAAGTTTAGCTTTCTTAGACGCTAATAAAGGTGGAGTTGTACCTAGAATATATAGCAAAGAACGTGCTGCTAGTATTACTAGAGATTATTTACAACGAACCAATTTAGATCTACTTCCTCCAAATGATCCATATACTGAGGATCCTAAAGAATCGTTTAAACGAGCTATACGTTATTATTATACAGAACCTTTAGTTGGATCAACTACTAATGTTTTGGCTAGTTTAGCTAGGAAAGGGTTTGAAAATGACATCGATGATGAGAATATAAAGCAATTTTTTGATGTATGGACATTTGATGTAAACTTCGATGAAATTTTAGAATGGATATTTCTAGATTTTTTTAAAGTAGGGCATGTTACTACTTATAAAGTATTGGCAAAATATGAACCACGTGTTTCGTATTTATCTCCTGTTCCTGGTCAAAAAATGAAAACTAATAAAAAAACCGCGAGCGAAGAAACAGCAGCTAAAAAATCAATATGGTCAAAAGGATTTTTACCTGTAGCATATACAGTTCTAAATCCTTTATTAGTTAATATAACAGGAAATTTATTATTTGATAGTGTATCAACAAAAATAACACCCCCACCAGAATTAACAGAACTTCTTAAAAAACCTTCTGGAGAACAAACAGAAGATGAAAAAAATCTTTTAAAAACACTACCTTCTGATTTAAAGAATGCTGCGCAAAAAGGTGGAGAGTATCAACTTGATAGTAGACTAGTAGGTCACATAACTTATAGAAAGCAACCATACGAGCGCTACGCGAAGCCTAGGAGCACTAAAGTATTTGATAGCATAGAGTATAAGAAAGCTCTTAGACAAGCCGATATAAGCACGCTAGACGGCATCAGTAACTACATCCTTAAGATAACCATAGGTAATGACGAGTATCCTGTAGTATCTCAGGAAGAATTAGAAGCTGTTGCTCAGTTATTTAATACCCCTAGCAAGGCGATCGACGTCGTATGGAATCATACTTTAGAAATAGAAAAGATTGTATCACCAGAAATTGACAAGATTTTAGGCAAGGGTAAGTATGAACAGGTTAACGATGACCTAACTACCGGACTTGCTATATCCAGAGCAATTATAGATGGTGGTGGTGGGCTTAATGCTGCTGAAGTTGATCTACTTACTAAAGGACTTATGGAGGAGATTAACTATGCTAGGAGACAGGTAACTCGTTGGATTTACAGAGAATATCAGCAAATAGCAGAAGCAATGGGTTTCGATCGTTTTCCAAAGATCCGATGGGATGACGGTGTGTTACTCGATACAATTCTCTATATGAATACACTTGCACAAATAGTGGATCGTAGAATGTTGAGCTACAGAACATCAATTGAAGCCCTTGGTTTTGACTATCCAACAGAGCTAAATAATATGACTGAAGAATTGCCGCTAGTAGAAGCTGGTACAATTGGTATTATAGGTTCACCTTTCCAAAAATCAGCAACAGGTCCTGGAGCTCCATCTAGTGGTCCTCCTAAGGGTCAAGTAAAAAAGAAAACTACAACTCCTCAAGTAGTTAAAAAATCTGACGTTTCTCCTAATCAACAGAAGAAAAATAAACAAGTTAAACAAGCTGCATCTGTAAATGATGAAGATGTTATAGACATGTCTGCTGCTGAATATGATGTTTTTTTGGAGGGCGCCAAAGAAAATTTAGATTATGATGATTATATCGATTTTCTAGATGAGATGGGTAGGATTAGATATGGCAATTAAATTAACTATAGAACAAATAAAAGAAATATTTGAAAAAGATGGCTATATTTTAGTTTCTAAGGAATATAAAAATTGTTCTACTAAACTAGAGTATAAATGTCTAAAGGACATGAATATTCAATTACTTGGAATGGTTGGAGACAAGGTAATAGATGTGTTATATGTGCAGGACTATTAAAGTTAACTATAAAACAGGTTAGGGAATCATTTGAAAATGAAGGTTATACTTTATTAACTAAAGAATATAGTGGTAATAGAAGTGAGTTAGATTATATTTGTCCTAATGGTCATAATCATAAAACTGAATGGTTTACTTGGGGACCTATGAAACGTAGATGTCCTTCTTGTTCTAATAATGTTAAATCTACAATAGAAGAAATTAAATTAAGTTTTGAACAAGAAGGTTATACTCTTTTATCTAAAGAATACATTAATAATCACACTAAATTGGATTATACTTGCCCTAATGGGCATGATCATAGTGTAGTGTATGCAAGTTGGAAATATGGTTATAGATGCCCACATTGTAGTAAAATTAAAGTTGTAATACCTAACATGGATCATGCAAACGTAATAGTAGATGGAATAATATATAAAGTTACAAATATTGTTAATGGTAAGATTTATATAGGACAGACTATTAATACATTAGAATATAGAAAACACGGTCATGAAAAAAAATCTCGGAGCAAAAAGAATATTAGTACTTGTTTTCATAAGGCTATTAAGAAATATACGCCTGAAAACTTTAAATGGGAAATTTTAGAATATTGTAACTCTAAAGATGAATTAGATGAAATGGAGTTTCATTATATAAAACAATATAATTCTTTTAATCCAAATGGTTATAATATGACATTTGGTGGAGAGGGTACAATTGGTAGGGCATGCGCTCAGGAAACAAAGGATAAAATATCTGCTAGTAAAGTAGGAAAATTATTATCTGAAGAACATAAACAAGTATTATCTGATATGAGACGTGGTGTACCTAAAAATAAACAACACGTATTAAATGTCGCTAAAGCTAAAAGTCAATATTGGTCTATAACTTACCCAGATGGTATAAACAAAATTATTAGAAACTTAAGTGAATTTTGTAGATATAATAATTTAAGTGATAGAGGAATGTGGTTAGTAGCTAATCAATTAAGAACCCATCATAAAGGATTTAAGTGTAAAAAACTAACATGCGAAGAAATATGTAACTTAAAAAGTTAAATACAAGTATTAAACTAACCTCAGTGTAATAAGATACTAGTTTTTTTAAAGTGATATTACAGTATTTAACTAACCTGCTGTATATTAAGAACCTATTTTTAATTGATATATGGAGAATAATAAAGTATGGCTATTAAACTAACCTATGATACAGTAAGAGAATCTTTTGAAAGTAAAGGGTATACTC